ACTGGGCCTCGGAAAGGCCGAGCTTTCCAATAGATTCAAAAAACAGTTTCGTTTCCATACACATAGTTTATAAACTATTTGCATGAAGGTAAACGGATTCATCATACCCGTAAGGGGTAACTGCCGAGCTATGAACGAGGAGCGAAAGAACTTCTCGGTTCTCACAAACGTTTCCGAACATCTTTGGAACGACAGGATTGGAGCCTATGTCGAACGGTCTGAAAAGGCCCAGATTAACAACCCTGTCATGTCCCGTGACAGGAACCTCGGGGTGAGGTTCCACTACCGCAGGCACAACGCATTCCTTGACCAAGAGCGTTATGACAGGATGTCAGCGGACTTTGTAAAGCGTCAGGGTGTATTCGTCAAGTATTACACAGTGACTATGGACGTGGACAGCAACTCATTGTTCCACGAGGACAACTTGCGTACTGTTGACAGGGAGTTCGACTTCCAAGTTCTAATCGGGTTCCAGCCACAGAAGGAACTTTACGACAGGTACGGCATCCAGTTCGACGGCAAGATGGAACTTCAATTCCTGATGACTTACTTCCTCGAATGCAACTACCAGTCGCTGAGGGAACACGGCATCAAGCCAGCATGTGCCCCGACAGAGCACAACCCAATCTGGTATCAGCGTGGCTATGAAGACTTCCGTTACTATGGTTATACCGCACAGCAGATTTTCCCCAAGGCTGGCGATATGCTCAAGTTCGAGTTCAACAACATCTTGTATCAGGTGACCAAGATTTCCGACGAGCAGCCTGAATACGAGTACAAGCAAAGAAAGTATTGGTGGAAGGTTTTCGTGGATACGGCAGTGGATTCTGGACAGAAGGTATCGGACGACGTTTTGATGAAGCCCGACCAGGAGAACTTCATCAACAACCTCCTCGGAAAGACAACCTACGAGAAGGGAGAAATGGAATCGGGTGCGGATGCGGCAAAGCCGACAACACAAGCGGAATACCCGTTTGCTGTCAACGCAACAGTGGACGAGCTCAAAAAGGATGTCCTGTTCAGGCCTCCCGAAGTTCCAGAATGCGTGGACAACGTTACCGAGTCCCCGTCCTATCAACCTTGCGAGAAACTTCTTGGTGGTTGGTAACGCAAAAAGCTCCGTTCAAACGGAGCTTTCTTCTTATTTGTCGTATTCCCATTGGTATCTTACATTGGCATTTGGATGTTCGGCTTGAAACCGTTCCTTTTGATGGCACAGGCCAAGCTTTACCAATAGCCGTACGATTGGGTCAAAAATTCCATTGTCGATGACAATTTCCATCTTCGGTGGTTCAGGAACATTTTGCGGCATTAGATATTCTCCTGTTAATACACGACAACGACTTTCTCTTCTCGCCCATCGTCGTAATACTTGATGTCTTCGAACACATCTTCAAACGGCATCTTTCCCATATCAACTACGGGCAAGTCTTGCGGCATCTTTTGAAGCCGTTCAACCAAGTCTGCTACGGTCGTTATTGTCATTTGTCGCTCCTGTCCGTTGGCGAAGTTGCATCAACACCTTGCGTTCCAGAGGTATAAACGTGGGGTTGGTCAGCGATAGGCGAAGGAAATCCGCAACCATACAGCATTATTTCCGTATTCCTAGGAAACTGGATTGGCTTTGGCTGAATGGGAGTGCCTGGAACGCCTTTCATGAAATCGTCTAGCGCTTTCTGCATCCCGTTCTCACCAAGATATCCTCTTGTGTAGAGTTCCTCGAATTCATCTACGGTGCATTCAATCATTGTTCCGTTATTTAGATACACTTTCATTGGGCACCTCCAGCTTAAACAATTCATCAGCACACGTCTTGCAATAGGCATCACGCATGATTTTCACCATGCTGGTTTCTTCAATTTGATGCGCCTGTTCAAGCTTTTTCAATTCATACAAGAAATTCTTTAGATTCTCCATTTTGTTAGGAATGTATCTTACCCATTCACTACTTCTAAATTTAAGTCCACGAGTGTGGCTTACTTTGAGAAAATCATTGAATTCAATCTTCGTACCGCATTCCTTGCAGTATTTTTCAGATTGATAGACACCGTGACCGCATTTGGGACACACCGCACAAATCCACGGAGAACCATTCCGAACATATACATGAGCTTCCATTATTTCCTCGGCTTCTTTTTCTGTTTTACACTCACTGAAAATGACACGGTAATCTCGCCGTAATCATCAGGGTCAATACCCTTGCGGTCGCACTCCCGTATAAAGGCATTTTCCATCCATTCCCAAATATCGAGTAGGTCATGGGTACACTGAAAATCGTCTTTCATTCTAATCATACACCTACCTCATCAAACCGTATCCTCATTGCTAGCTAGTTTCTTCGTATCAACAACACGTTTGATTGCGAACGAAAGAGAATCGCACGTCACCTTTCCATCGAAATAGATTGTAACCAGCTGAACAAGGTTACCAAGGTCCGAGTAAGTCATTCCTTCATCTTGAATCTGCTGGAATAGACGCTCACACGATTGGCTGAAATCCTGCCCTGAAAACTTATCTTCAAAGAACTTCTTGGCCTCTTCCGTTGTAACTCCATCGAAGTTGACCACTTCGTCGATTCTGTCTGCACGACCGATAAGGCACTTATTTATTTTCGAAGCATTATTCGCTGTGCAGATAAACACATAGTTACAATCAAGCGAGTTCAGGTCGCTAAACAATCGAATCAATGTATCGACGTTGTTGTTCTTGTCCTCAAAGTCCACCGAATCGATATCATCAACTACGATTATCACATTTCCCAATAGGGAGCACAATCCAGATACCGTATACGGATTCATCGCACCCAAGTCATCCTTTCCCAATATGACGAAATCGGCCTTATCGGAAAATTCCTGCACAATACGGTTCATCAATGTTGTTTTGCCGCTACCTGGCTTTCCTACGAAGGCATAACCGCGATGGCCACCGTGTTCCATGATATACCTTACACCGTCCATAACCATTTTACCATCATCCGTTTCAGACGATAATGAATCAGCATAGTTTACATACGGAATTGCGGTGGAGACAAAAGAAGTGCATGCGCGAGCTCCTTTGCCATCATTAACAACCAGTGCCTCAAATCCATGTACATACCCGTCATTATCCCTCGGTTCTGCGGACCCGTCTTGCCCGTCAGGTATGGACCTATATTCTGCCAAACATTGTTGAAGAAAAGCAGCGCCGATAAGTTGACTAATCGTCATGCCATGCTTGGGTCCGCAGTGTTCTCCATAAAACCGTCTTTTATATGCACTGTTTTTTCCGTTGGCGGCTGAGCCATAAGACATGTCAAGATGGAGAAGAAGATTGTCTTGCGTGTTACGTTCCAAATTGCTAATAGAATATGTTGCCATCAATCGAAATCTATCGTCGTCGATATCAAGTTCGAACAAAGCGTAGAAGAATTTCTCATGAACATCGTCACTGAAGTGGACAATTTCACCGCGAGAGTCCATTGCGGAAAGCTCACCAATCCCACTGGTGCCACTGAACAATACATTGGTATCTACAACCCTGATTGTCACATTCTTTTCTAACTGGCGTATGAATACATTTATTGGTTTCTTTGTCCAGTAGGATTTACCGAGTAACCACATGTAAATTTGTGGGAAGAACGGGATAGAAAACGGGTATTTTATATCGTATTTGTATTTTTTCAGGTTAGGATACAGTTCCTCGATAGTCTCCATCATTTGGGACTTCTGGGTAACCTTTATGACATTGATTTTGTCTACTATCATGTCACCGAACTTCTTGGCCATCAATACGTTACGGACAGCATCAATTGAGCTAAGTGCAACACTGTTCCGTATTTCCTTCTTCGTATATCCAGAGCAGGCAAATTCAATCAAACTCACCGCAATCGACGGGTCAAGAAAGATTTTTCCAATACGCTTTGCAGCATACAGAATTTTATCCCTCGTCTTGGATGGAAATTCCTCCAGCCAAAAGTCAACCTGTTCGATATTCTGTGTGATATCTTTGAGTTTCTGAATTGAATCCGATAACGGCGGATGGGTTTCATCCGCTATCGGACCATCCTGCCGTTTCGCCAGTTGCTTTCGCATTAATCTTGTTCCTTCTTAAACTTACGAACGATATTCATGATGGTAATGCCAAGCATAAGACCGATACCTGCCATCTTCAAGCCAACAATAGCGATATGGGCCTTGTTTTTAACAAGGTTTATCCATTCTTTCATGCTCATACAGACTCCTTGGCCTGGCCCTTACCCTTCACATAGAAGAACATCCAGTCACGGGCATTATTCTTGTCGGTAATCGGCAATTCCTTGGTACACACGGCGTTGGCCGCAGTCATGCGTTCAACAATCATCGGCTTCAAGGTAGACATCGCCGTATCCTTGTGGGAAATTTCACGGCCACGGAACTGGACGATAACCTTGACGGGATGACCCTCTTCAATGAATTCTGCAGCCTTGTTCATCTTCGTCTTGAAATCGTTTTCACCAATGTTCGGGCCAAAGGTGATGGTCTTTTCTTCGGAACGGCGAGCGTTTTCACGGCTCTTCTTTTCCTGTTCCTTCTGAGCCTTCTTTTTCAGGTACTCTTCCTTTTTGCGGTCGCCAAGCTTGAAGATGGCAGCCTTTTCGTTCACGACAACGACATCCAAACCTTGGTCCTGAGCCAGCTTTTCAGCCTGACCATAGGTCATCTGTTCGATTGAACCATCATCCTTCTTCAATCGGATGGAGGCATTACGGTCGAAAGTCTTCGTTTCGTTAAAATCACGGGCATCATTGCGCTTGTAGCCGAAGTTGCCGTTATTGTAGGATTTGTACATTTAATTTCCTTGTTTTAATGTTTGGTCGGAGGCAGTTTACCCCAGACTACCAGAATATAGATTATTAAATCCCCCTTGTCAAGGGGGATTCTAAAAATGTTAATGTAAAAGTTATTTTACAAGATTAATCCTCATAGCCAGGATTTAGATAGCCATCGGTCGCTATGGCGACATACTTAGTCGAGCTACCTTCTGGGTCTGGCTCCTTGTCTACAACAGGACCATAGGAGATTGAGTCTAGCAAGATTACGGACGGGAAATCATCCTTACCCAGGTCCTTAATCCAATAGTCCGTTTTATCAGGCTTGTCATCATCGTCCGCAAGGATAAGCTCGCCATCGACAGGGTAGACACACTGCGGTTTCGTCGCATTGTACAAATCGACAAATTCCTGAACGGATATCGGTGTATTGTAGAACCTGAAATCGTAAGCTTTGGGTATGAAGATTTTAGTCGAGTTCGACTTAATCGACCAGCTCTCGTCTATCGTTCTCCATGTGAGAGCATTACCAAACGTAACTCTAATAGGATACGGTTTCTTCTCGACTTCCTCGACCAATTCCCCGTTATCGACACGGCGAGTTACAACATCATATGTCGGTACAGGATGCTTCAAGGTGGCATCATACGTGATATATCCATCTTCCTCTTTCACAAATTTCAATGTGAACGCTATCGGGCGGATATTTGCACGAGTCGAGTAAGCATAATACATAGTATTCTCATCAATGTCATATTCATCTGCGACATCGGTAGGAACCGTCAGTACATAATCTTCATAGTCCTTACTCTCTGGGTATTTCATCGTCAGCTGATAGTCAGCGTTGCCACTGAATTCCCAAGACGGGTCACTTATCGTAATTCCATATCCTACCATCTGGTGTCGATAGATTTCCACATAGTACCCATTCGCATTGAACCCAGCAGGAAGGGAAACCTCAGCCGTTGCAACACCATTTTCAATACGGGTTACTTTAGCTCGCATCTTGTCTTCCATCACATTTCCGTTCGACACATTCAGCACATCGCCTACCTGAACATTGTCAACGAAACCATCGGTTGGAACGTTGAATGTTATGGTGGCGTTCTGAACGTTCGCATCACTGATAGGAACTGGTCTGAAATAAGTATTCTCGCCATCATCGTAAGACACGGGCAACAGTTCAAACCAGTCGCTCACCGTAACCATTTCCTCAGTTGCGGCTCCAACCTGTTGCAAACGATATGCAACATATTCCTTTGGATTCTTCGAGGTACGCCCGACAAGTGCGTACATCGTCCAGTAGTCAACACGGTCATCGTCCATTGTTGCCTGCCAGAACACCATACTGAATCCAGTGCCATCAGCGCTGTTGTACTTGCCATCTTCCCCCTTGGAGAATGCGGCGTACTCGTGGTCACAAAGCGCACCCTCATTACAGTTCGGGTAGATAGCGTCTTGCATGCAATCGCCTTGTACTACATCCTCGACATCAAATCTGTACTGATGGTCAAATGACTCAACATTTTTTACACACTCATCTATCAGCGGGTCGCCGCTGCTACCTGGCATCAAGTCCTTATCGACTTCCGTCTTCACCTGATAGTCAGTTATGCGGATTCGTTTGCCAGGAACAAGGGTTCCATCCTTTTCACCGCACTTACCTACAACCTTCACTGTCCTTGTCGCCGTATTCAGAACGCAAGAGCCATTGAGGTAGTAATACCAGATGTGGTAAACTCCGCACTTGCAGAAGTCAATGTCGTTGTAGG